ACTTCTCTCTGACGGAGGCGGCATGAGCCTGTTTGACCGCTTCCGCAGCAAGCCTGAAGCCCGCAGCGCGGAAGACCCGCGCGTTCCCGTGAGTGGGGCGAACTTCCTACAGTTTTTCGGCGTCAGCACCGGCAACCTTCCGGCGGTGACGATTGACTCGGCGCTGACGGTTCCGGCGGTTTCGGCTGCGGTTTCGTTCCTCTCGCGCTCGCTGGCCAACCTTCCGCTTCACGCCTTCCGCGACAAAGGCGAGGCTGGGTCGGAGAAGCTGGGCGGCAAGCTACAGCGGGTTCTCAATGAGGCCCCTAACAGCGAGTGGACATCGTTCGGGCTGCGCCAGTATTTCTGGCAACAGGTCTTCACCTGCGGTCGCGGCCTTGCCTATATCGAGCGGGTCGGCGCTAACGCGGATAGCATCTGGCCGCTGGACGCGAACAAGACCACGGTTAAGCGGGTTGGTGGCAAGAAGGTCTATTCCTACGGCGGGAAGGACTACCCCGCCGCCGACGTGATTGATGTGCCCTTCATGCTGAAGGCTGACCAGCTTGGCGCTCACTCGCCGCTGGTGATGGGCGCGAAGGCTATCAGCCTCGCTATTGCGATGGGCGACTATGCTGCCGGGTTCTTTGCCGGTGGCGGCGTCCCGCCCCTGGCTCTGACCGGCCCCATGCCTGCCGGCGCGGAGGCGGTGAAGCGGGCGCAGGCTGACATCAAGCGGTCGATTGACGCGGCCAAGAATAACAACGAGCCCGTGTTCCCGATCCCGGCGGGCTATGAATTGAAGCCTGTCGGGTTCGACCCCGCCAAGGGCCAGATGACGGAGGCCCGCCGCCTCCAGATCGAAGAGATCGCGCGGCTGTTCAATCTGCCTCCGGTATTCGTCCAAGACCTGACGCACGGCACGTTCAGCAACACTGAGCAGCAAGACCTCCACCTCGTAAAGCACCTGATCGCACAATGGGCGAAGGCGCTGGAAGAGGAGATGAACCTCAAGATTTTTGGAGCCGCGAACAATCGCCGGTACGTCGAACACTCGCTCGATGCGCTGATGCGCGGTGACTTCGCGACCCGGATGGCGGGCATGGCTCAGGGCATCCAGACGGCGATCCTGACGCCGAACGAAGCCCGCGCTCTGGATAACCGGGCGGCAAAGCCCGGGGGCGACGACCTTTATATTCAAGGGGCGACGGTGCCTCTCGGAAGCCAACCACAGGACGGAGCGAAGCCGCCCGCCGATAATGGAGGGTCCATTGACCCAAGTGCGTGAGGCCGAGACCCGTTCGGTCAGCCTTCCCGTTGAGCAGCGGTCGGACACCATCGTCGGCTATGCGGCTGTCTTCGGCGGCGAGGCTGACATCGGCGGTTCGTTCCGCGAGGTCATCGCGCCCGGAGCCTTCACCGAGACGCTGAAGACGGCGGACGTGCGGGCCTATTTCGACCACGACCGGGGCCGGGTTCTGGGCCGGTCCAAGGCCGGAACGCTTCGCTTGAAGGAAGACGCGAAGGGGCTGGCGGTCGAGATTGACCTTCCCGACACGTCGGACGGTCGCGATGTGCGGGCGCTCCTGGAGCGTGGCGACATCGACGGCATGAGCTTCGGCTTCGTGGTCACCCATGACGAATGGGACGAGACCTCCAACCCGCCGATGCGGACGATTCACACGGTTTCGCTTCGCGAGGTCTCCGTGGTTTCGGAGCCTGCCTACGGCGACACGTCAATCGCCCTTCGTTCCCTCGACGCCAAGCGCGAGATGACGAAGGCCGAGCGTGCCGAACACAACCGGCTGAAGGCCGAGGCCCGCATCGCTGAACGCAAGGCTGCTGCCGAACAGAAGTTCCGCCGCATCGGCTGACGAGTTTCCCGGCCCTCGCGGGTCGGAGCCTATCACCCCTTCGGGTGGATGGGACACTGGCTGCGCCATTCCGGCAGGCCAGATTGTTTTGACACCTAAACCCTTCCCCGATGGAGAACACCAATGTCGAATACCGACCTGAACGAAAAGCGTGGCCGTCTGGTCACCCAAGCCCGCGAAGCTCTGGACGAAATCAAGACCAACACCGACGAAAGCCGCGCCGCTGAACTGACCGAGCGTCACGATGCGATCATGGCTGACTTCGACAAGGTCGAGGGCCTGATCGAGCGCGAAGCCCGTGTCGCGGCTGCTGAAGCCCGTGCCGAAGAGGCCCGCGCCGCCCGCCGTCCCGTCCCGAACGACGGCGAAGCCCGCGCCGCCGACCGCGCTGCCACCCCGGAGTATCGCAAGGTCTTCGCCAAGGCGATCTGCGGCATGGAGTCGGAACTGTCCTCGGAAGAGCGCGCCGTTCTGATGACGGGCCGCGCCGAATTCCGCGCCCAGACCGCAGGCACCACCACGGCGGGCGGCTTCACCGTTCCGACCGAGCTGGCCGGCTTCATCGACCGCGCCATGAAGGCGTGGGGGCCGATGTACGATCAGGACATCTGCACCACCATCACGACCTCGGGCGGCAACCCGCTGAAGATCCCGACCGTCGACGACACCGCCGTCGTGGCCGTGGCTCACACCGAGGCCACCGCCCTGACGGATGATGGCGGTTCGGACGTGACCTTCGCCCAGAAGTCGCTGGACGCCTATGCGTTCGACACCGAGTTCGTGCGCTGGTCCTGGGAACTGAACGACGACTCGATCTTCAGCATGGAGTCCCTTCTGGGCGACCTGCTGGGCGAGCGTCTGGGCCGTATCGCCAACTCGCAACTGACGGTCGGCACCGGCTCTTCGGCTCCCAACGGTATCGTGACGGCCTCGGCTGCGGGCAAGACCGCTGCTGCTGTCGCCGCTGTGACCGCCGACGAGATCATCGACCTGCTGCACTCGGTCGATCCGGCCTATCGCGCCTCGCCCAAGGCCCGGTTCATGTTCAACGACTCGACGCTCGCGGCCATCCGCAAGCTGAAGGACGGTCAGGGCAACTACCTCTGGCAGATGGGCGACGTGACCACGGGCCAGCCCGGCACCCTGCTGGGCTACCGCTACAGCGTCAACCAGGCGATGGAATCCCTCGCCGCCGCCAAGAAGGTCATGCTCTTCGGTGACTTCGGCAAGTACTACGTCCGCAAGGTCGGCGCTCCGGTCATCGGCGTTCTGCGCGAGCGTTTCTGGCCCGATCTGGGCATCGCCGGTCTGATCCGCTTCGACGGCGAGATCGGTCAGTCGGCTGCGGTCAAGCACCTCATCACCGCCGCTTCGTAACGGCCTCCTGACGGTGAGCAACTTGGGGCGGGTTAACGCCCGCCCCACCCTTTTCCTGAAGGTGACCCTATGAAGATCAAGATGCTGGTATCGCTGGCGGGCGCGGACTTTTCCGTCGCCCCCGGCGCTGAATACGAATGCTCCGAAGCCGAGGCGCTGCGCCATATTGAGGCGGGCAATGCCATGCCGGTGGCCGGTGAGAAGGTCGAGCGGGCCGTGAAGCCGCTGAAGGCTGTCGAGAAGCGCGGCTAATGTGGCGTCCTGTCGTCGTCACCGTAGCGCCTGCCGCTGAACCGCTGACCACGGCGGACGCGAAGGCGCATTGTCGGGTTGACCATTCCGACGACGACACCCTGATCGCGTCCTATTCCGCCGCTGCCCGCTCGCTCGTTGAGGCGATGACCGGGACGCGGCTCTACACACAGACGGTCTCGTTCAAGACGGACGACTGGTCCGACCTTCTGAACCTGCCGATCGCGCCGGTCCAGTCGATCAGCAGCATCGCCTACACCGACACCGCCGGGGACGTGATTACGCTGGCGGGGACGGTTTACGAGACGCGGCTTGACCTTCTGGAGCCGCGCATTGTCCTGAAATACGAGCAGACCTGGCCCACCATCCGTGAGGGTTCGCTCATCACCGTGACGGCTGTGGTTGGCTATGGCGCGGCGGGCGCACAACCCGCCGACCTGATGCACGGCCTGAAGCTGATCGTGGGCGATATGTACGCGCACCGCGAGACTGTGACCGAGGGCGCAGCGGTCTCAACGCCGGTGGCGGCGACGGTTGACGCCCTGACCTGCAATCACCGCAGGCACCTGATCTAATGGCGCTCGCTGCCGGAAAGCTGGACCGCAAGATCATCCTCCAGCGGTTCACCGAGACGCGGGACGCCTACAACGAGCCGGTTAAGACCTGGGCCACGCTGGCGACCCGCGCGGCATCGTATGAGCCGCTGTCGGATGGCGAGCGGTTCCGGGCGAGCGAGACGGCGGCTAATCTC